GGAACTAAAAAAGATACTCCAGCTTGTGGAGTTATTGTAGCACTTCCGGTTGTATCATCACTTCCCGCAGCTGATGCTAATTCTATTGTAAAAGATGAAGCAGATGGCACAGAAGCAACTACATTATTTCCATTAAACTCAGATGTTCCAGAAGATGCTATTGTAATTGGTTGGTTTATTTCTAATCCGTGAGAGCTTGCAGTTGTAACAGTAACTGTAGTCCCGACTCTAACCAAACCGGGGCTAGAAGATGCTCCACCCCCCACAGCTGCACTATCTGTAAATACTTTATTAATTATAAAAGAAGCTCTATCTACATCTCCAGATGCTTTAGATTCTTGTAATCCGCTATTTGTATTTACTGTACATATAATTTTTTGTCCTACTATGAAAGATTGTGAAGTATGAAAAGTAAAAATATCATTTATAAAAGCACAATCTTTAGCGGATGTATTTATTTGCAACGGTTGTGTAAAAACACCGTTAGGTACTAAGAAAAAAGTTGGACTTACTTTTGCATCTGATAGTGTTGTCGAAGATGATCCACTACCAGTTGCAGTATAAGTAAAAGTGGTGTCCCCGGTTCTAGTTATTTGGTACTGACCTATATAAGTTTCTGTAGCAGTGACTCCACTAATGTCTACTGAGTCCCCAGTTTGTAATCCGTGATTACCAAAAGTGGTAATTGTTCTAGTTGTACCACTGCTACTAGCGGCACTAATTGTCAAAGGAGAAAAGAACTTATCATTCTCTAAGGATATTTGACCACCTCTAAATATAATTACTTTATTAAATACTTGTATTATAGATGAATCCAATGGGATTGTTTCTCCAGACTTAAGTGGTATATCAAAGGACTCTAGTGTACTTGTGTTAAATGCTACAACCTTTGCATTAGAGGCTAATAAAATAAATTCTTCATCTATTGTTTCATTTGGGTCGCTGAACTTACAAGCACAAGTTACTTCCGATACCGCGGAATCATTTAATATCACTGCACCAGCACAAGGTAAAAACTTTGGAGGTGTACCAGTAGTAAGTTCTTGAGGAGTAAATGAAAATAATCCTTTGTCCGTTTTTACGACAACAGTGCCAGAAACAGAAGCATCTAAATCAGATATAGTTATATTTATAATGCCATTTGTAACACCTCCATTATCAGTAAGTGAAGTAATAAAATGATCTCCATTTACTTTATTGCTTGGATTACTTGATCCCGTTCCAGATGCAGTACCGCCTCCCGTAACACCAGATACAGTTATAGGTGTACCGGCTTTTAATCCAAAAGCTGTAGCTACATTTTGATCGAAAGTTATAGTAAGTGTAGTTCCAGATCTTCCAACAGTTCCTCCACTACCATCACTATCGGTTACTGTCGTTTCTGAATAAGTAGAGGGAACAGAATTTACTAAATTAGAACCTTCTGTGACTGTAAGTGTTGGGCTACTACTACCAACTGTGTATTTTAGAGTACTCCCAGTTGTACCAGCAATTAAAGTTTGACTACCATTCACATCGTCACCATCAGAAACAATATCATTTACTTCTATAGTATCTCCAACTGATAAATTATGTGCTTGAGCAGTAGTAAGTGTTATTGTACCACTAGAGGCAGTCGCGTTTGTTATAGTATGAGGTAACAACATAATAGTACCAGCTGTAATCTCACCCTCTGTAGGTAATCTTAGAGATGTACCACTAACCGCAAAAGGAGATAATCTATTCTGTACTCCTTTACGAGACTGCCACTGACCATTTAAATCTAGTCTAGCGTTTTCACTTTTTTGCAAAAGCCCAGATGCTATCTGATCCGGACGTAGACGATCGTTGAATCCTTTAAATCCAATTTCTTGCTCTTCTAACTTTCTGTCATCAAAGCGAGTATATGTATCGTATCTAGACATTTAGCACTTCCATCTTTTTAGAGCTAGTGCCTTACGTGTGGGTCTACCTTTTTTATCTTTCATAGGACCCTTGACACCAGCCATTCTAGCACAAAAGGATTTTTTACGTGCTTTGTCTTTTTTTGTTTTAGGATTAGGAGCTGGTGGTTTTAAGTTAGCACCAGTCTTACGTTTAAAGTATGCTCTACCAGCAGCGGTCAATCCACCCTTTGGACTTTTATGTTCTTTTCTCATATGAGTTTACGCTGTGATATTCTATGATCCTTAGTTGGCTCAATGACTCTCATAATACTTGGATATTCGGACTCTTTAATTTTACCAGTTTTTGGATCCTTGATACGAGTTTTTTCTTTTCTAATTGTAGGTATATTATATATTTTATCCATTATGATTTAGTTCTTACTTTAGCCCTAGGAGTATTCGCAACAACTGTCTTGCCTTTGCGCTGTCCGGACTTTTTCTTTCGCGCTGTTGCAGCTCGCTCAGCCTTTGATAAAGACATTGCTTTTTTGCGTGGTAAGCACCGATCGGGCATTTTTTTGTCTTTCGATGTTCCGCACTTTCCTTTGATACTTCCATCTACTCCAATCCTTACCCAGTCTTGCTTGAGCCAATTTTTAAGTTGTCCCATTATCTACCTTTTCTTTTTCCTCCCTTTGCTTTTTTTGCATAGTTAGGATCTTTACAATATTTACTTGCAGCTAAGTTTGCATACGCAGATGGATACGTATCAAATGTTCTACGCGCCCAAGCTTTACCTTCGGGGCATATCTTACCTCCGGATTTACCTTTTTTTCTTGGTGCCATTTTTTACTAATGATTTGAGTAGTTTAGCTTGTCCAGCGTGTGCTTTACTAGCTTTCTCTAATTTACGTGCGACTGATAGTATTTTTCTTTGCATTACATTTTAGTGCGTTTGCGGAGTACGCGAAAATCCGCAGCAGTAATTTTATCTCTAGGTTCTGCAACTCTAGCGATCTTCATCTGCTTAGCGGAGTATTTCTTTTTGCCTTTTGGTTTTGGCATTATTTACGTCTCCTTTTAGTTTTACCTTTTTTGCCGCCGGGGCAGCTACCTTTACCTTTGTGCATAATTATCTCTTTCTCATTGCTTTTTTCTTAGCACCATTTTTCATTGGTGGTCTTCCTCGCTTACTTCCGTATGTTCCTTTACCCATTGGCATAATATGTCCTTTTGTTAATTGTTAATAATTTATACTGTTATAAATTTTTGTATATTGAATCGTAAAATGCTTTTGATCTAGCGTCTGCTTTTGGTCCCGGTACTTTTTCAGTGCCTAAGTCCTTTATAATTTTTCTAGTACTTGATTTAGCTGATTTTTTTGCTATTTGTTTTCCAGTAAAGTCCAATCCCATTTGGATTAATTTACGTGCTATGATTGGTCCCGGCATTATTTTTTTTTATTTTTAATTAAAGCTACTAGTAATAAACTAAATCCTAGAAGTAAACCATAAAAAGATGGTTCCGGTATAACATCGTATTCTACTTGTAATCTGTAGTCGAACTCATTCCAACTGTATTGTACTCCCTCAAACTCTAGTCCTTTGTAATCTTCTCTGATAAACTCCGGCATATCTGGTACATAAAAGAATGGTGTATCTGATATAACTATAGATATAGGTTCTTCTATTTCAATAGGTTGTTCTATAGGAAATAGTGGGTATTCTGGTTCAATAATTGGAAATAAGGGGTAATCTAATTCGTGGCTCATTTTTTAAATAGGGATGTAAAGATTGAAGCGAACTCTCTAAAGAGTTTAGAAATAAAGTTATTCTTAGGTAGAAACATTATTACTATAGATATTATACCAATGTAGGCAAATGCCATCCCTAGCATATTATCTTTGTAGTTATCAAATATATATTTAAAAAAATCCATTACATTGTGGGTGATACAACTCTTATTGATTGATCATCGGTATCAATAGGAGTTTCGATGATAGGTAAAGCATTGACACCTCTCAATTCTGTGCTAGGCTCGGATGATGTATTACTTTCTTGAGACGGTTGTTTATTTTCAGTTTTTTCTTGTGGGGTTTCTTGTTTGTTTTCTGATTTATCTTTTTCTGAATCGTTATTTTTAGTTTTTTCCGATGGATCTTTTTCTTCTGCTTTGGCTTCCTTTTCTGATTGCTCTTGTGACTTGCTATCAGCTTGCTTCTCTTCGCTCTGACCGTCAGTCTTCGGGGATTGTGAAGGTTCGGAAGATGAAGGTTTGGGATCCGGCGACTCGGAGTTTCCGGATTGTGAAGGAGAGGGTGCGGAGGCAGCGATAGTCTCTGCTTTTTCTACAAAGTCTTGAGCAACCTCCATCTTTTCTGCCATTACTATTTGCCCCCAATTATTTAAGTGATGGAAGTCAACAAAAGTATCTATAAACATAGGAACCTCAATACGTTCCTCTATAACATCATTAGCTACGCTAGCTACAAATACTTCCGTTTGATCTACAGCTACATTGGTTTGAGCTATAGCTGCTGTACTTACAGCGACACTACCAGCAGTACCTAGTTCACTAACTTTCTGTACTACGGGTAGATCTTTTACCCTTTCGATAAAAGATTTTTTAAGCGTAGAACTAGCTTTTCTAGCTTGCTGTATAGCTTCTTGAGACTGC